GCCCATGCGACGTTTACGTTGCATTAGACACCTTTTAAGGTGGGAGGAGAGGAGATCTACAGCATCACTGCCATAGAAATGATTCTCCAGATGGCCTCTAGCGATCCAGTCCAGGCATAGGCTATCAGACCTATGACTATCAGGACCACGAGCTTCCTCAAACCGGGCTTACGCCCAGTCGAGAAGGGCCTCGGATTTCTCCGAGGAACCTTAGTAGAAGCTTTCAAGGTTCTCTACGGCTGTGGACACATTCGCATGACCAAGAAGATTCTTGGCATAAGCGAGAAGGTCCTTCCGTTCCTGGAGCGTTGCCTCCGGATGAATGTTCAGCACGATGCTGAAACTATTGTACCGGACGACAGTGTCGACGCTGTTCACGGTCGCCACTTTCGGATCTGAAAGACCGAAAGAAAGCTGGTGAACAGTCCGATTTCCGGCCGGCGCCTTGATCTCAAAGTTGAGACTCTTGAAGCCAGCAGGAATACTGGGAGACCTATCACTCCACGCCGACTTGCTTCCGTCAGTGACGGATTGTGGGCTGAACGTGTGTGCGACAGGGGTACCCTGGCCATCATTGATGACCAATGCTGCGATTGCGGGCACGTTAGTGCTCCTTTGGTAGTAAGTTATCGACGGCGACCAAAAGCCTGGGAAAGCAAAGCCAGGCCGTTAGCCATATGTCCGAGAGACACCGGGTCCTTGAGACTCGGTAAACTGGGAAGAGGCACCGAGGCGGAAACGTCTCGGTCCAAATATACCAGTTTCTTCGTTCCAGAAAAGCTGTTGATTATGCACGAGCCGTTCGGGTTAACAAAAGTTAAGCCGGTGTCGGTCCAAACTGCTCTAACGAACAGAGAGGACGTATACCAGCCGCTTTCGTATCCCAACATGGCATCGAGCGACTCAACATAGCTGCCGATCGGTATAAACCAATCAACAACAAAGCTGAAAGGAACTAGTTCCCAAGCCACTAAAAGTGGATTAGTCACTCCCGCGGACGCCAACGAGATTAAAGCCTCGTTCTGAGGCAGAGCATCGATCCTAGCAAAGACCGAGCGCTCTACATCAACTCTGCATTGACTCGCATCGAACCCGCTACTACCAGGATTACCTGAGATAGTATTAGTGCGAGAATCGTTGTTCGTCTTTACAGCCTTTGCGGTCACTCTCCAGTGATCTTTCGGATGCTTGCTTAAGGCTTCCGCAGCGCCGTAAACGTCGCTGAGCAAAGGTTTCCATCCGTACTGAAGCTCAAGCCATTTCTGAGGAACATTAGATCCTCGTGGCTGAGCCCTCTTGCTAGAGACTCCGAGCGCGTCCATCGATTTGCGGATTTCTCCGCGCTTCAGATGGCGTACGCTCTTAGCTAGACGGATAGCGGTGTCTCCGATTAGTCGCGCGGTTTGCTTACGCTCACCAAACGCGACCCCGAGATTGATGTCCGTACTCTTGAGGTTATTGCGAACGGCTATCAGAGCCCGTTCACGAGTGCCCCAATCGTTTATGACATCAGCCTCGGCCATCGCCCAGTTAAAGTGGTCGTTGCCGTTAAAACGGCCGCCACCACTAGGAGTGCCAACTACTCCCTTGTACCATTGCCCGTTATTGCCAGGATTGGCAAACGGTTGGTGATAACAAGATCCTTGTTGCCACGAGACATGTCTGTGTGTTAGCGTGTATGGTGTAGGATCCATCCAGCCGGATGGCTTCTTGCGCTGAACGCCTGAAACTGACTCTTCGCTAGTAACAGCGATACACACTCTCGGCCAATTAACCACTTGCGCTCCATTGGAGCGGTCGAGATCAATTGAGCCGGGAAGTGTTAGAGACCAGTTTGGACGAGCCACGCTTAAACCTCCTAGGAGAACACGACAGACTTAACCTTCAGTCCCTTTAGAAGGGACTACGGGCAGCTTAATGGGGAGCCACGAGAAACCGCGAAAATCCTTCGGCCATGATGCGATAGGTTTTGCCTTTTTGAAGGCGAACTTCCCAACATGGTTATAGGGATCGTAGCGGTTCATAATGACTCCTTACTGACTGACCGTTTGGTCCGGAAGGACCAGGTGGAGGCTAGG